AAAGGTCTGATAAAAGGCGTTGCACGCCATCCGCTGCTCGTCGGTGATCATGCGCGGCCCGGCACGACGATGTCGGCGTAGTACTCGCCGGGTGCAAAGCGCTTGCCCATGTTGACCGAGCGCGCCTCGCCCTCGCCGCGGTAGAGCCGGTACGGCAGACACCGGAAATCAAAGCTGACCCGGCTAAAGCGCTCGCCGTTGATCTCGTTGCCGTGGCGCGTGGCGATCGCGTCAAACACCACGACGTCACCGGGCCAAGCACTGATCGAGCGTCGCCGGTTCGGTCCCTCCTCAAGGAAGACCGAGCTAGTGCCCGAGGCCCGCGTCAGCGGCAGCCAAAAATTCGTCTCACCTGCCGGATGCCCGTAGTCGCCGTCGCTGTGATACTCGCCGACCGCGACATTCCCCGGCTGATGCACCCGGAAGGTCGGGATCGCCTGGACGAGGAAGGGTTCGCTGAACTGCCGGGCAACGAACTCCATCACAAAGTCGGTATAAAGCGGTGCCCAGAGCTCGCGCGTGGCATAGAACCGCTCGTGCCACCGCGTCTTCTGGTCGGTCGCGCGCGTATGCAGTGGCAGCTCGTCGCGCAGAAACGACAGGTCCTTTTCGCCGAGCAGTTCGGTGATCAATGCCGGGAATGGGTATTGCGTAAGCTCATAGGTCAGCACGGTGTAGAGCGTGTCGGGCGTGATCATGCCTTCGCCCTCCGCTCGTACATTGCCTGCAGCATCTGCGGGTACTCGACGCGGCTGGTGACATAGTCATTGAACAGCGCAATGCGTTCGCCGAGTTGCCGCATGCTCAGCACACGCGGGAAGTTCCACAGGCCGTGAAAGCCAAAGCTTGGTTGGCTCAGTTCCCAGCCGGTGCGCTCGCGCGAGAAGCGGTAGGCGACGGCATCGGGTGCGAACAGCAAGTCACCGCGCAGCAGTGGCCGATAGCGGCGGCACAGCCAGTCGTCCTCGGGGAACTTGACCGGGAACACCTCGGCGTTATCGCGTAGGTACAGCCCCAGGCGCTTGCTACGCAGCGAGAAGCCGCCATTGCCGACTTCGGGTCCGCCGCGGTGCCAACCCCACGGTGCGCCGATGTAGTCGTAGCCAAGAAAGTCGTCGGACCAAGCTGCCGGGTTGATGATCCAGCTGTCCCACTGGATCACTAGGTAATGGCTGGTCTTGATCAGCTCCGGCACGGTGTGCCAGATCGCCTTGTTCCAGGCGTCGATGCCGTCGATCGGCGCGGGCAGGTGCCCGCTCGACAAGACATCGGCAAACCGGACGTGATCGAGGCAGTCGTTGATCGCCTGGTCGACGAGATCGGCAACCGGACCGGCATCGATCGCAACCAGCGTGACGTCAGGTAGATCGAGCATCAGCCGGCGTGGTAGAGATGAGTGGTCATTTCGGAGAACCCCCTTGATAAAGCGGATTATTCAGATCGCCGCCTCTGCGAACACGCTGTTTGCGCTGTGCTCTGACGGGTCGGTTTGGTGTCTTAGCCCGACAGAGTCATGGAAGCGGCTGCCGGACGTCCCGGGAGACCCGACGCCGGAGGCCACTGCAGAAAGCCTTGACCCTCGGCGGTCTGCAGCCCGTCAACGACGTGCACATGGATAGCCGCCGCCTCTGGCTGCCCGGCATGTTGGACCGCATCGACGCGGCCATGGCGCAAGGGGTCGACTTCTCGGCCTATGAGATCAGTGCCACAAAGCTGCGTCAGGTCATTCGCGACAGCCCCGGCAGCGACGAGCTGAAGCGCAGTTTGATCGCCTATCTGAACCGGCGGGTGCGCAACTAGGGCACGAGAATCCGCACCGGGATGACGGCACCACCCTGGCCGTGGTCGATGTCGACGTCGCTGATCGCCTTGACCGTCGCACCGTCGATGTAGACCGCCTGCACCAGCCCGCCGAGTGTCTGCGTCTGGTGCACATAGTTGTCCGGGGCGAATGCCGCCTCGACCGTGTCGATCAGCGGGTTGAGGATCGTCGCACCCGGCGTATAGCTGTCGTTGTTGTAGTAGACGATGATGTACCAGACCTCCCACCAGCGCCTGCGCAACCCGAGCTCGGCGCCCTCGGTCTTCTCGGGCTGCTCCCAGCTCATCAGACACGGGCAGTTGATCGCCTCGACGGCCGAGGGGCGAGTGTAGCGGCGGGTCGTCAGCGCAAAGCCCGGCAGCCCGTTGACCAGGTTGAAGACCGCGCTGAAGACCTGCTCGCGGGTCGGAGGACACGTCGACATCGAAACCCCCGCTATGCGGCCTGGGTGACGTTCCCGGCGCCAGCGACGGCCTCCCGGAACACCCGCATGATGTCGTCTTCGCGCTGCTTGAGCGCCGAGCGCAGATAGGAGCGCTCGGGGATAACCACGTCATGCGCCCGGGCATGCTTGGCGAAAACCTCGTCACCCTCCTTGCTGATCCAATGCAGCGCGTTGGCCTGGACCGGGAAAATATCCGGCAGGTGGATCGTGCCGCCCAATTCGTGGATCCGGGCATAGGGTGTTCCGCCGGCGGTGATGTCGGCGGTGACCGTGTCGCCGCTGCGGGTCACCTGGACCGAGATGTCGGCGACCTTCCCGGAGCCCTTGAACAGGCTCCGCTGATTGTCGCGCGCCTGCGAGGCGACGAGTTCGCCGGAACCGCGTGTCGCCAGATTGATCCGATGCCGGATGTCCGGCGAGGCGCGTCGCAGACGGTCGAGGAGCTCATCCAGACCCTTCCACTCGGCAGCGAAGCTCATTTCGGCACCTCGCCAAAAAGGATCGCCTCGACCAGACCGCAGATCGCGTGCGCCGCGACCAGGTGCAGCTGCTGCACCAGCGGGGTTTCGGTGGACGGGGCGACGATCGTGAGGGGACAGGCGTCGGCCAGCGGGCCGCCCGGGCGCCCGGTCATCGCGATGATCGGGATGCGGTCCAAGCGCTGCGCGGCCTCGACCGCCCGCAAAACATTCTGCGACTTGCCCGAGGTCGAGATCGCGACCAAGACCGTGCCCGGGCGCACCAGTGCGATCAGCTGGCGCTCGAAGACGTGGGCGAAGCCATAGTCATTGGCGATCGCGGTCAGGCTCGCGACATCGGCACCGAGGGCGATCGCCGGAAGCGGTGCGCGGTCGCGCGCGAACCGCCCGACCAGCTCGGCGGCGAAATGCTGCGCCTGCGCGGCGCTGCCGCCATTGCCGGCGATCAGGATCTGGCCGCCTTCTCTGAGCGACTCGGCAATGATCCGGGCGCTGACTCCGATCGCCTGGATCAACACTTGGTCGCCGATCGCCGCCTCGATCACGTCATGCGATTGGTAGAGAAACTCGCAAACCGGCGTGCGCAGCGACAGTTCTTCGAGGGGCGTCATCAGAGACCATTCTCCAGCCGGCGCCGCTCGGTCTGCAGCTTGGGATGTTGCCAGCACCGCCAGTCGGGCTGGACCTCGGGCCAGAAGCTCGTGACGCCGAGCACCACGACCTCGGGCTTGGGTGGGATCAGCCCGCCGCCCGCGGTGAGCACCGGCGTGTTTTGCTTTGGCGGTTGGACCATGACGACCGGCTGAGCGCGCACCGAGCTTTCGTGGCAGTAGAGCTTGCCGTCGTCCTTGTCGGGTTCGGCATACGGGCAGTTGGCGCAGCGCGGCAGGGCGCGCAGCTCGTCATACTGCAGCGGCACGTCGAGGATGATCGGATAGTCTTGGCCGGGCAAGGCTGACATCAGAAGCCCCTTGGCATTGGCGAGACTGGCACGACCGACTTGAACTGCTGCAGATCTCTGCACATCCAGGGGTTCATATCCTTCTGGCTGTAGGTAACCCCGTCGCCGGCGGCGGTGCCGATGTGGTCGGCGACCACACCCGGGTGCTGGCGTTCCATCCGATAGCGCAGCGCCACCAGCTCGATGCAGGCCTGCTCGATCTCGTAGGGAACCGTTGCATAGCCCGCCTGGTAGATCAGGCTGACGCACTGCTGCACACGTGGGATCGGATAGCCGGTGATGACCAGCTTGGTCGGCGTGAAGGTGTAGCCGGCCGGCGGATAAAACGTGGTTGGCAACGCGTTGACGAGCGAGCCCGGAGTCGGCTGAAAGACGATCAGATCGCCGCTCGACACACCAGCGCTGCCCGCACCCTGGCTCATCACGACGGTGGTCGAGGTCGTCGACTGCACCGTGGTGTTCGCCTGGATCGCGTTCAATGTCGTCGGGTCGGTGATCTGGAGGCCTGCGACGATCCAGCTCGGCACGTTGGCGAAATGCAGGGTCGCATTGCCGGCCGCGGTCGTCGCGTTGGTGGTCAGGGTGCCGCTGGTTTGCGGGATCGGCGGGATCGAGACGCCGGCGACGACGACGCCGTAGACCTGCTGCACCGGGTAATTGGCGAACACAAAGGCGTTCGAAGCGGGGCCGTAGGCGTCGCGCAACTCGCTGTAATTGGTCAGCACGACATCGCGGCCGAGATAGCGCGCCAGAAACCCGCTCGCCGCGGTGACCAGCCGGGTCAGCGTCGTGTCATCGGTCGAGCCGAAAGTGCCCGTCGTGTTGAGCCACGTCTTGACGTTGGCAAGGCTTGTCAGGTCACCAGCGGCCATGACGCTCTCCGATCAAATTTCTTCTTCGGACCATTGCGCCACCGTGGTTGCCGGCGCGCGTTCGACAGCGCGGTAAAAGCGCCGGCCGTTGCCACGATCTTCCCCAATCGCGACTTCCCCGACCGGAAACAGCCCGTAGCCGAGGTTGTGTTGGGTGGCGATCGCGAACGGTGAGCCGCGAAGCCTCGCCCGCAGCCGGGTGACGTGGACCTTGGTCGAGTCGGTGCTGCCGCCATCGAGCGGATCGGCGGCCGAGTATTGCGCGAGAAAGCCGTGCGGCACGAAGCGCTCGAAGCGTTCACGCAGCAACAGCAAGACCCGCCACGGCCCCGGCCTGACGTAGCGCTGCTCCTCGCCGACGATGATGCAGTGGTAGCGATCGTCAAAGCAGGGATGCTTGAGCGGCTTGCGCGCTCCGCTGTCGATTGGGCCCCCACAGTGTGGACAGTCCATTCGAATTTCATTTCAACGAAAGTGGCCGTAACGCCGTCATCGCTTTCTCGATCGCGCGTTCGGCCGCCCAGCGGGTCGCGTAAGTGTTTAATGCCACGCGCGCGCGATAGCGGCCCTGCTTGGTTCGCTCGATCGAGCCGCGCGGCCAGCGGTTGGTGCGCGGGAAATTATCGATCGCGTTCTGCGCCGCCTCGGGGGTCAAGAATGACCCGAGCGCATACCGCTCGCTACCATCGGTGACGCGCGCGTAATAGGTCTGTTGCGGCAGCGCCCGCTTGTAGCGGTAGCCGTTGCGGATCTGTGACACCAGCGACGGCGAGACGCCAAGCTCGCGCGCCAGGCGAGTGCACGGCTCCCAAGGCAATGCCCTGATGCGGGCGACTTGCGGTTCGGTGAGCTTGCGCGCCGGCCGGCGCCACTGCCGCGTGTGAACGGTGGCCGGCTGCATCCATTACGCCTCGGCGACGGCGACGGGGAACTGGCTGCCTGGCCCATAAAGCGCGGCGGCGACGACCGCTTCGTCTCTGGCCTCGATGACCTCGCGCTCGGCGAAGGTGATCATGATGGCCTGCAGAACGTAGTCATGCAGGTCCGCGACCGTGCCGGTCTGCACCGACTGGATCAGGATCAGTTTCTGCTCGATCGCATCGGCCAGGCGGCGCAGCTCGGCGGCGGCGTTCTTGGCGTCGAGACCAAAGCGGAGGAATGACTGCTGACCGTCGTTGAACGGTGTCGGAGTGGTCGGCGTCGCGAATTTTCCAGCGTCAATCATCGTGCGGTACTCGTCAGCATGGTCGACCAGGCGGCGAGCCCTGCGGCGTTGTGCGCCTTTAGATGGGTCAGCCCGGCCTCGACCGCGTTCGGATCGTGCAGCAGGTGGATCCCGACATTGGCGATGTCGTCGGCGTTATCATCCGTTGCTTGCCATCGCCTGGGAACCCAATCAATCGCATCTGACGTTACGGCCGGAACGCCTTCGGCGACGCCATCGGCGACGACCATACAAAATGACTCGGTATAGCTCGGCTGCAGTAGCAGTGACATGCTGCGCACGACCCGGCGGAATTCTGCCCAGGACTGCCAGCCGTCCTGCACCAGCCTGGCGGTCGGCAGATTGGCGTAGAGCGCCAGCAACGCCTTGGTGATCGTGTCGCCGCCACCTTCGGCGCGCCCAGAGGACACATGGAATTCGAGGTCCGCTTGCAGGCGCGAGGCGATCTCGAGTGCGGCGGCGCCGGCGGTCAGAATGTTCTTGAGTGGCCGGGTGGCACCGAATGAGCCGATCCGCAACGGTTTGCCCGGTAACCAGCGCTGCGGCACGGTTTGTGCCGCGCTGAGGTCGTACATGTTCGGCAGCCAGCGCATCGGCGTGCGGTAGACGCTCTGCCACCAGTCGATCAGTTTGCGGTTGTTGGCACCGATCTGGAAATTGATCGAGCTGGTCTGCAGATCGCCGTCTTCGCGCAGCAGCGTCACACCATTGGGGTCGGCTTGCAGAAACCCGACATTGCTGTGGCTGACGACGTAGAACTGCGTATCGGACCATTGCATGGTCAGCTGCTGCAGATCCTTGGTCGGGATCCATGGCGCACTGATCACGACGTGGCTGATCGGCGCTTGGCTCTGCTGGGTGTTGGTGGCCCGGCTCTTGTGCAGCCGGTCGTTCAGATCGGCGGCCGAGAGGATTGGCCAGACCTCCGTCCAGTAGCCGGCGGCGTTGAGGATCTTCGCATTGGTCAGCGCGGTGACCCCGAGGCCGATATGGCTAATGTGCTTGTGGGCGGCAAAGTTTTTGTAGCAAATCACGAGATGGGCGCGCTCTCCGCTAGGGCGCACCGGTTGCGGCAGGTATTGCAAAGCAACCCCCCTTGGGTTTGATCGAGATGGACAGAAAAGGCGCCCGGGCCAACCGTAACTGCCGGGGAGCAAATGCGATCCTCCACAGTCAAGCGGCGACGGCCGCCGGGTTGGCCCGAATTTTGGTTATTCGGCGGATTGTTCGCCGGGTGGTGGCTCGGTCAGCACCGGCTACGGACCGGGGTGGCCGCTCGGGCTGGCCCCGCTGGCTAGGCTAGCTAGGCTAGCTAGTGCTAGTTTGATCCGGCTGGGTTGGCTGACTGGGATGCCTGAACCTCGGCTTCGCTCGGCGGCGGTCCGAGCGCCGGTTGCGGACCACCCTCGGGGTGATCGCCCTGCGCCGAGAAGACCGTAGAACGCACCGCGCCGCCTTCGGTCGTCTGGCCTGCCGGCCTGCCGCCGATCTTCGACGTCAGCGCCTTCGGTTTGGCGGCCGGGTCACGCAAGGCTGGCGCCGCGATCGGCGGAAGCTCGACCTGCTCGGGCACGCCTTCCATACCGTGCGACTGGGTGAGCTCCTGCACTGCCTCGACCGGCACCATGACGACGCCGCGCTCGTCGGGCTCAAAGCTCATGCCGCCCCACGACACTCCGCGCGGCGGGCCATCCTTGTGGCGCAGCGCGACGAGCGGATGGGCGGACCGAAAGATTACTGTTGCTGCTTCCACGGGTAAAATCCTGCGTTGTGCATGAAGTAGCGGGCGTGCTCGGCCAGGACGTCGACGAGCCAGGTCTGGATTGCGCTGGGGTCGGTGTGGTCGGCGCGATAGGGGATGTATTGCGTGGTGCCATGTGAAATCGGGTACTCGCTTGCCCCTGGTGGGCAGACAAGTGTCACGAAATCAGCCATAACTCACCTCCATGAATGACGACGCTGAAAAGCGGTGCTCGCGTTGCGGCAAGTCGCTACCGCTATCAGCATTCGGCCGAGATGCCAGAAAGCGCAGCGGGCTCAGGTCACACTGCCGAGAGTGCGTGGCGTCCTACGATGCAGCACGCTACGCCGCAGTGGTGGGCCAGGGAGGATTTGAACCTCCGACCTCACGCTTATCAAGCGCGCGCTCTAACCAGCTGAGCTACTAGCCCCTTCAGTGAACTGCGCTTGACGGATCGGTGGTCTCGACAGGCGTGAGTTCGATCACTGCCTGGTGCTCGAGGTTGTTGATCGCGATGCGCTGCGCCATCCGGCGCGCTTCATCGAACGATGGCGCCTCGAGCGTGAATTCGGTGCGGTATTCGACCGTGGCCTGGAACAGCGGCACGGCGTATCTCCGGTTTGTGTGGACGTTGTGTAGATAAATCCCGCCCCTGGCACGCCGCGTCGTGGCCAGGGGCGGGTCCCGCCGGGGTTTCGCGGCCCCGGCGTATCGCTTAGCCGTTGGCGATGTTGCTGATGACGCCCATCGCAAACGGGGCATAGACCGCGAGCACCTCTTCGGCATAGACGCCGACCTGGCGCTGACGGGTCACGATCGGCCAATCGATCTGGTAGTAATCCTGACGTGTCTTGATCTCAGCCACGTTCGGCACTTCGTTCGACTGGTATTGGATGGGCAGGTTCTCGGCCCAGCCGATGATCGTCCCCGGCGGTACGCGCGGGTGGATCTTGATCGGGATACGCAGCCCGCCATTGATCGCAAACGGGTTGTAGTAGAACTGCACAACACCGGATGCGGTGACCGTGTACTCGCCGGTGCTCCCATCAGCGGGAGAGTCGTAGCGCAGCAGCGGGGCGGAACTGGTCGACAGCACCTTGGTGGTGATGTTCTTCAGCTCCTGGCTGTTGACGTAGAGCACGGTCGGGCTGAGCTCGAAATTGTCCCACATCTTCTGGAACATCGTGTCGATCTCGCTGACCGAGCCGCGGCCAGAGGCGGTCAACGTCGTGCCGGTCCCGGCGGTGCCGGTCGCCAGCATGTTGACATAGGCGTTGCTGCCGCTCTTCAGCGCGGTGGTCAGGAGCCCGTCATAGGCGTAGCTCGAGTTCGCCGAATTGTCGGCGGTGACCGCCGAGGCGGCTTGGTTGCCGGTCGCCAGCGGGACTGACTGGACATAGCTGTTGATCGTGGTGATCGCCTGCAATGTCTCGGTGCCGGCGCTGTTGACCGCGGAGATGAACCAGGCGTAGGCAACCGCACCCTGGACGGCGGTGGTCGTCATCGCCAGCGCGTTGGTGGAGATCGTCACCAACTGCCCAGCGCTCTCGAGCGAGATGTTGGACGAGCCGCCCGACAGGGTGTAGTTCTTGCCATCGGCGCCGGTCACAGACTTGCTGGTCGCCACACCGGCGGCGACTGAAGAGTTCTGATACCCTTCGAGGGTCAGCGCCACCACCTTGACGTAATACGTGCCAGTCGGCAGCGTGCTGCTGGCGTTGGTCTGCGCCGAGAGGGTCGGGGTTGCCGGGACGCCCAAGGTCATTGAGGCGTTGCCGGCGAGGATCGCCATCTCTTCCTTGAGCATCATCTTTTGCAGCAGACGGAAAGTCATCCGTGCCTGGATGTCTTCGAACTGGCGGCCAGCCGAAATCGCCTCAAAGGTCGCCGCGTCTTCTTCGCCGATCGTGACGTAAGTCGCGGACTTGTTCGAGGTGTTGTAGCTCATCTGGCCACTGCGCTGACCCTCTGGGACCCAGCCCATTGCGTCAAAGCCGGAGCCAATGATCGCGTTGACCTGCCGCCAGTTTGTTGCAGCACCCGTGCCGCCACCAACCCGCGGCATCGCATTGCGGATCGGTGTCACAAACGGATAGAGGTTTTTGGCCGGTGCCTGCAGGTCATAAGCGAGCAGGCCCGTCGCCGTGGAAATCGACTTCGCCAGGTCGTCATTCGGCTGCGCAAGCGCAGACTTCATCAGATCCAGCGATTCTTGGGTGATCGGGTTCATCGTTTAAACTCCGATTGGGCAATAAAAAACCCGCCAGCGGCGGGCCATCGGGATTGCGGGTTAAAAAATCAGCTTCGCGGAGCAACACGCATCGGGCCGGGCCCGTCCGTAAAGCCGTGCATGACCAGCGGCTTCCGATAGCTCCGCTTGATCAATGTCTTGGTCACCTCCTCGTCGGACATCTGCGCCAAGGCGTCGGTGACGTCGGTCGGCCCGTTCGAGCCGCCATTGTCCTGGCCCTTGGTGAGCCCGCTCCCGCCAGAAACGCGCTGAATGGCGCGCGGCGGCAGTGGGGTTTGCGCGATGTCCTCGACGCGGGCGCGCAGGTCCTGGTTTTGTTTGGCGAGGGCTGCCATGCCGGCGGCCATCTCTTGCACCGTCTTGGCGATTTCGGCCAAGGTCGGGTCTGCAGTCGGCGTCGCCGGTGCTTCAGTGGTCTTGGCGAGATCGCCTTCGGCGGTCGCGGCATCCTTGCCGGGCTCGCCAAGGTCAGTGCCCTCGCCGCCGGCAGTTGCTTGCGTGCCCTGGCTCTCGGCCTCGCCGGCGGGCTCGGGTGAGCCGCCCGGCTGCTCATTGGCCGCCTTGCAGGCCATCGCCATGCCGTCGCACTTGGTCAGGTGGAAATGTGCGGTGTCGACCGCGGCCATCGTGGCCCCGCTGTGGCGCGAGGGCTTGACGCCATCGGCCTTGCAAGTGGCCCCGTCTGAGAACGCGGCGAGCGCCTTATGGGCGATGTCGATCAGTGGCCGGTGGCCGGCACCCGCCTTCTCGACTTCCGTGCCGGGAAGGGCGAGCAATGTCTCGAGGACCTCGAGCGCAGTGCTGGTCTTGCGAGCGTCGCCCGGATACTGGGGCATTGACGGCACCGCACCGGTCGCGTTCGGCACGCTGGTGCTGGCGTTGCGGCCGGTGTCGGTGGTGCTGTTCTGGGTGGCTGAGCCGGCGCCCTGCTCGGGGTTGCCATCGGTCAGCATCTCGCGGCCGTCGGCGCCGAGATCGGTGGCGCCGGCGTCAAGCACCACCTTGTGGCAGTCGGCCAGGTGCATGCGATCACCCTTGGTGACCGATGCCATGTTCATGGCCTTGTGCACCGCCAATGCGGCGAGATCGAGTAAATGTTGGTCGCGGGCGCTGTGCCTAGCGCCCGCCTTCAGGAGAGTAGTCACTAGCTGCTCCGCTGTTTGTGGATCGGGAATGGATTTCAGTAATGCGTCGGCGATCGCCTCCAATGCCTTGCTGGCGAGGCCGACTGGCTCGTCGATTTCGGTGCCCTCGAGCACCTCGGCGGTCTCCTCAGCGACCAAGTCGCGGAGGAATTGACAGAGCTGCGCGCAGCAATCGCGCGCTTTGGCGGGGGCGCTCGAGGAGTCGCCCTCCATGGCCGCTTCGAACTCGAGGCTTTCCTCGATGCGGCGTAGCGCGGCGATCATCATTGCGATGTCGCCGATGTCCAACAGGGACTTTGTTATATCGGCGCGCGAGGCCTTTTCACTGGCGCTCGGCGGCCCGTCACTATCGATGACGTCTTTCCAAGCCGCGACAATGCGCGACTTGATCGCGCTCAGATGCTCATTGGAATACTTGCCGGCGTTCTTGGGCTTGCTGATGTAATTCCACGCGGCGCGGATGTGGCGCTCGGTGTCGATCGGGTATCTCTTTTTGCCGTCGGACTGGTAGCCAGGGTCGGCATATTTGACATCGCCATAAGGTTCGCTGCCGTCGCCCGGCGCGTCGCCGCCTTTGGCAACGAACTGGCCATCGACCAGCGCGCCCACCGCGTCCGACGGAATAGACGCCGTGAGCGTGGTTGTGCCCGTCTTGGCGACCGCCCCGCTGGTGGTTTCGATCGCCACCTCGCCGGCTTCGATCGATGCCAGTGCCGCGTCCATTGCCACTTGCAGCGCCGTGGCGCCCTCGGCGGCGTGCTTCTCGATC